TGAGACTCCTGTCTCTGTCCTCTAAGCCCGTGTCGGGCAATTCGATCGTCCGGGTGCCGCCCCCGGATCCGCGCTGGCCGACCGATGCGGAGCCGCAGCTCCGTCAGAATGTTTCTAAGTGACCTGTCAGTTCGTGAATCATGGAAAGCTGTTCGGGAGGTCGCATCTCATCCCGCCAGGCGTCGAGCGCCGCCTCCCGTGTGTGCTGCGGTTCCACGCCCGCGCCGCAGTTCGGGCAGTCGCAGCACCACATCAGCCCGTGCCGGATCACCGGCATTGTCCCGCACAGGATGCAGGGCGGAAGGTCAGATTGCAAAGGGATCCCTCCCGCAGCGCTCAAGGATTTCCATCCTGAGCCAGGTGGCGTAGGTGGTCGGCGGCACTTCGGTCGCGGCGCTCAGCGCTTCCACCGCGTCGGCGATCATGTGCAGCGCCTGCTCCTTCGTGATATCCCGGAAGTCCACCACGGAGTCCTTTTCGCCCCGGCAGATCGTGATCGAGGTGAACCCGCCGTCCAGATCTTCCAGCGCCTCCCGCATCTCTTCGCCGTTCTTCGTGACAACGATCATTTCTTCGTTCCTCCTTCTCAGATAATCTCCTGATGAAGGAGGTAGACCTGCATCTCTTCGATGTGCCGGCAGACTTCCACGGCTTCGCACAGATCCTGCGTCTCCGTTTTGGTCAGCGTGTGATCCGGGCGGCTGCCGCCCCACACTTCGTCAGCGTTGTCGGTCATGATCCGCGCGGCCTGCGCCAGCGTGGCGCGGTCACGGTCGGTCACGGTGTCGCGGCTGTGAACCACGAAGGAGTAGGTGGTGGTCAGGGAACGAAGCAGTTCTTTGAACATGGCGTAAATCTCCTTTTCTTTTCGATTGATTTCGTCACAGCCGCGCTTAGCCGGACATGACCACCGGAGCGCGGCACTGTGGGCGGAAATTGAAACCCACAGCCGGGCTTATAGCCCTGGAGGATTTCCCTTGTGTTACGGACAAGGGAGTGATAGCTGCTCCCCGCGGGAGTCGCACCCGCGCTCTACCCGCTGGGGGGAGCGTGTGCGGGAGGTGGCACATCCGAAGAAACCTCCCGCGGGCGGTTCGCTGTCCGCCTATATCCACGGCTCACGCCGAAGATACCGTTCTTCCTTTTCTCTGCATTCTGCTCTTCGCCGATTCGGATCAGGGCAACGTGATTCTCTGCCGTCGCATATCTTCGCGCTCTCCGCTCTCCTTTCCCATGCGATGCGGAGCCTCTCAGTTCAATGCCGAAGCAAGGCTGTCCGTTTCGGCCTGCGCACTGCCGCAGCTGATCACAGCTTGCCGATCTATCCAGTGCCGAAGCAGTCCAAGCGACTCACTGCTATGCCGAGGCTCACTGCGTGCCTTGCCTTTGCCAAGCCAACGCTTTGCCTGCTTTGCTCCGCCGGAGCAACCCCGTTCGGAGCCATGCCGCAGCGCTGCTGATATCGGCGTTGCGGAGCCACTGCCTTCCAAGCTTGTCAATTCCAAGCCATTGCAGTCCGTTCGATCCGTCTCCATGCCGTGGCGATCTTCGCCGTCCATTGCCATCTATGCCGATTCTGATATTCCGTTGCGGTGCTGCGCCGCGCCGAGACATTCTCTTCTTTTCCCTTGCGAAGGCGTCGCCGATCATAGCAATTCCGCTGCAAGTCATCGGTCGTTCAGTCTCTATATGTAAACAGCCGCAGCTGCTGATTTATCTCCGCAGGCAATGCCCTTTTTCATCGACATAGGCGTTCCCTCCGGACGCCTTCCGGGCGGGCAGGGGAGTCACGGGCGCGATCGTGCCGCGGATCCAGCGTTCGAGGGCTTCGGGTTCAATCCGCAGAACTCGCTTCCGGCCAAGTCCGATGTCTACGGCGCCGGCTTCCTCCATGATCCGCCGCGCCTGCGTCAGGCTGACCTTGCACAGTTCGCTGACTTCCTTCGGCGTGTACAGTGCGACCACGTTCAACCCTCCCTTCGTCCTCATAAAATAATCGCCAGTCGAATCCTAATTCTTTAGCTATCTTCTTAGCCGTGGGGACGCGCGGACGCGTCGCTCCGCTCTCTATGCTGTAATAGGACGGCTGCGCGATATCCGCGGCAGCGGCCACTTCGGCCTGCGTTTTGCCCTGCATCTGCCGGATTGATTTCAGCCAGTTCATCCAATCACCCTTTCTACCTATCGTTTTCTATTATACCTAACATTTTCTAATTGTCAATAGATTTTTTCTATAAATTTCCCCTTGCGCTATATAGGTGTTTTCTATATACTTAAAACACAAAATACAGGGGAGGATGCTCATGAATCGGTTCAAAGAAGCCCGACTCCGCGCCGGATTAAGTCAGAAATATGTCGCGCTTGAGCTGGGCATCGCGGCGCCTTCCATCAGCGGCTGGGAAAGCGGAAAATCGCACCCGACCTCTGATCGCCTTGCCCGTGTGGCGAGGCTTTACGGCACCACGCCGGAGTATCTGCTGGGCATGGACGATGACCCCGAACCGCCCGCTAACATCCTGCCGGTGTCCGTCATCACGCCGGAGGAGAGCGAGCTGATCCGTGCCTACCGCGCACACCCGGAGATGCGCGAAGCGGTGCGCCGGCTGCTGGAACTGCCGGCGGTTGCAAAAAGCAAGGGGAGGGCGGGATAATCTACTTAAGTAGCTACTTAAAAACTTAAGTAGCCAAAAAAGGAGGGCAAACCATGCTGTATTTCATCCTGATCTTCTTCATCTGCGTCTTCGGCTATATGGAAGTGCAGTTCTACAAGCTGTACTCCGTCGGCTTCATGCCGACCCTGATGACCGGCTGCCTGATCGGCGGTGCCTTCGGGCTGATCGTGCTGATCTGGGGCCTGTGGCGCACCTATAAGAACGCGCAGGCGGAAAAGGCGCGTCAGGAGGCGGAAGCGGAAGCGCAGCGCCGCGCGGAACGTGGCTAAAAAGCGCCGCGCCGACGGGCGCTATGTGCTGCGGTATCACGGGAAATACTTCTATGGAAAGACCCAGCGCGAGGCGCAGGACAAGCTGGACGCCTTTAAGCGCGCCGAAGCGGACGGTCTGCGGGCGGCTTCCCGTCAGACCGTTGCTTCCTATGCCCCGCAGTGGCTCTCCGTCCATAAGGCAAACGTGTCCGACCGCACCTATAACGCCTACGCCGTCCACATCGACCGCCTTGTCGATACCATCGGCGGGATCCCGCTCGCTGCCGTCACGGAGACGGATGTGCAGCGCGTGCTGAATCTCTACGCGGGCAAGTCGCAGAGCCTCATCCATACCGCGCGGATGCTGATGATTGACTGCTTTGAGACCGCCGTCCGCGAAGGCTACTGCCGCACGAACCCGGCGCGATACGCCACGCCGCCCCGCGGCACCGCCGGCAGCCACCGAACCCTCACCGATGAGGAACGGCAGCTGATCGAAACCACGCCGCACCGGATGCGGCTCACGGCGATGATTATGCTGTACGCCGGCCTGCGCCGCGGCGAGGCGCTTGCCATCGAACCGGAGGACATCGACGGCAGCATGATCCATGTGCGCCGCTCTGTCCGCTGGGACTCCAACGCGCCCATCCTCACCGATCCGAAGACCGAAGCCGGCACCCGCGATGTGCCGATCCTCCCGCAGCTGCGTTCCGCCCTCTCCGAGCCGGACGCGGCTCTCTTCCGCACGCGCTCCGGCGGCTTCTCCACCCAGATTGCCTTCAAGCGCGGCTGGGAATCCTATCTCCTGGCGCTCAGCAAGGCCGCAGGGCATCCCGTGAAGATCCGCCCGCACGATCTAAGACACTCTTACTGCACCATGCTCCGCGATGCCGGCGTAGATATGCACCTCGCCATGCAGTGGCTCGGCCACGCGGACGAGAAGATGATTCTCCGCGTCTACGATCACATCACGGACGCCCGCATCTCTTCCGCCCTCGCCAAACTCTCCGCCGCCGCACCGGGATCTGCGAACGGTGGTCAAACCGGTGGTCAAACCACCCCCGCCGCCTCCTCCGGTGGTCAATTCGGTGGTCAGCCCGCCGAAACCCCGCGCCAAGCCTACGAATCAAAAGGTCGTGGGTTCGAATCCCGCCAGGCTCACCACTCGAAACCCTTGAGAAATCAAGGGTTTTTGCTTGCCTTGCCGCGTTCTGGTGCGGTCAATATTGCGACAAAATAAGCCCAAAAAACCACATCAGCCAACCGTAACTGGGTCAAAATCTGGGTCAGAGGAAATTGCGAAACATTGCGAAAATTGCACACAAAAAAAGAGCGGGGCAGGGAATCAACCCCGCTCCGCTTTTTGCTCCATGTCCGCCCGAATCAGTCCTTTGATGTACCCGCTGGCGTTCCCTTGCTGCTCCACCCACGCGATCAGATCGGCATCGTGCTGGCGGTTCAATCCGACCCGGATGGTTTTAACGTTCTTCCGCTGATAGTCGATGATGTATTTTGTCTGATTGAATTTCTCACTCATCGGCATCATCCTCAACGTCAAAACTTTCGTATTCTACCAGTTCGTTCGCCCACGCGACATGATACTCGTCTTCGAACTCCGGTGCATCCTCATCGCCTTCGTGCCATTCTTCGTGGAGATCGCGCCAGTCGCTTTCCGGCGCAACGTGGGGCATCTGGTTTCCAAACCACTTGTCGATATCGTGGCCGTCATCGGCCACATCCGGAAAATACAGCTCATCGCCCTGCTTATTGGTCTGGAGTTCCATGTTACAGCCGGATTCGATCTCGCCGCGCTCGGCGGCCTCTTCATCGTACCAGACGCAGCGCACGATGCTTTTGGCGCGTTCTTCCCGCGTGAGATGCAGCCATTCGAGAGCGGTCTCATAGAGGGCTTCGTGAATGTCGGTGAAGGTCACTCCGGTGTCGTTGCTGGTCTGGGTGCGCTTGTCCATAACCTCGATGCTGTAAACTTTCATTCGTGTTTTTCCTCCGTTTTGTTTATCACCGTCATCCGGTGTGCCTATATCTTAGCACATTACCGCCCTAATGTCAACCCTTTTTTGAAAAAAATTTTCGCACGAAAAAAGAGGCCCGGCACACTCGCCGAACCCCTTTAATTCTATTGGCATCTCAACCAATAATAACCACCGCGTGACCGCCCACGATCAACGCTTTGACGCCCTCCGTGATTTCCATCACGCTCACGCCCTGCTCCGCATCCGTCTCTTCGGGCGGGTGGTACTGATCGCCCAGCCACGCCATTGACTGGTTGAACTGTTCCTCATCGTCCGCCAGAACGCGCATCCATTCGCGTCCGAATACCTCGAACAACTTTTCGCGATTCGTCATTGGTTCATCCTCCAATCCTGATAGGCAACTCACCCATTCTGCTGGCTCTCCGCCTTCGCTCCGGCGGCATCCGCCAGGCCTTCCCCGATGATGTAAGCCACCACGGCCGCGCCGGCCATGATGATCGCGCTCACCTGCGCCGCGGTGTTATCCGCCGCGCCGAAGGCCATCAGCAGCATCACCACAAAGTCCGCGACCGCCGCCCAGAACTTGCGGCTGGTCAGTTTTCTTTTCCAGTCCATATCGGTTACCTCTTTTCAATCAGATAGTTCGTGATGCCATCGCTGGCACGTTGCAGCTGGTCCGCGTTCCCGTTGTGCAGGGCATGATCGAGCAGGGCCTGCAGCGCCACCAGCGTTGCTTTCTGCGCGTTTTTCTGGTCTGCAATATCCTCAGCTGCGCGTTCGATGGCGTGTTCGTGATCGTCAAGGCGGGCGTTGATCCGGCGAATTTCCGCGTCCACTTTCGGGGAATTAGACCATCCTTTCACGGTTTTCACCGCCTCCCCGATGGTCACAACCGCGGCGCACACCGCGAGGAAAACCAGCAGCGCCGTCCACAGATCGGACGGGGAGAATTTATCCAATGGAACCACCTCCTGAGATGGTAATCGGTAGCGTCAACGTATAAACCGTTCCCGTGCCATCGGTGACGCGGATGGTCCCTGCGGAATCAGCTGCGATGAGATACTTCCTCATCACCCACCCGTTCCAGCTGCCGTATTCCACCCGCGCCCACTCGCCGCTTTCCTCGACCACCGTGACCGTCATCCCCTGCGGAATCTCCCCGATTTTCCCGCCGCTTTTCCCCGGCTCCGCTCTCAGGTTGATTCCGGCAGAGTTCCCGTCCGCGTGGGTTGTTGCCGTATACATCGTTCCACCTCCGTAATCAATCGCGCTCAATCGCGCCCAATGCGTCCAACGTTTCAGACTGGTGTCCACCGTGACGCACCCCGCCGCGCTCGATGCGTGGATGATGCGGAGCGGGCGCGTGGATGTTATCAGTCCGATATGATGGAAGTCGCCTTCGTTATCGGAATACGTTGTCGCGCTATCGCGCCACTTGAACACGGCCAGACCTGTCTGCACCGTGATGGTGCCGATCCGGCCCTTGTCGCTGGTGTATTCCCGCCAGATTCGGTTAGAACCGTGATAGATTCCTTCGCCCTGTCTGCGATACGCCCACACGAACAAGCCGCTACAATCCACGCCTGATTCCGGTCGCGTAGTGCTGCCGGGGCTTGCGTAGGGATAGCCCAGTGCGCTCTCAAAGTCGCGGATGAGGGTTTCCTTCGTAATCACCGAGAATCATCGTCCCTTCCCCGTCAATGGTCACCGTGATGGGTCGCGCTGGTTTCCGCAGGGCGATCGCCTGTAATCTCTGCCAACGCTCAGGTTTCATCTGTCCGACCGTCCGCATACCGTCCAGCAGGAACACCGCGTCCTCAATCTCGCACCTAATCCACGGCAAGTCAATCATCCCTATCCATCAGCACAAGCACCAGCGCAATCGCCGCGAGTGCCGCTATGCACCAGAAAACCCCAGCCATCAGACGCCACCTTCTTCTGCGCGTTTGCAAAATTCCGCAACGGTTTTATCATCCGCGTTAGGCACCCAGATTTCATTTCCCATAAAGTCCTTGTAGAATATGCACGTTTGTGGAAATATGTCGACTAACGCGGGACAATGCGGGAATTGCTCACAGTCATAACAGGTGGTGACAATAACAGTTTCAGCCATCTTCCGTCACTTCCTCAGGTTCATCCGGTTCCGCTTCGGTTTCCGGCTCAATGATTCCCCGCTCAATCAGTTTCGCCATCAGCGCAGCGACCTCTGCCCGTGCCTGTTTTGCATCGTCCTTTGCCTTGCGAATCTCCATATAGATGTTCATATCTCACTCATCCTTTCCGATGTAGAACACGGGGAACAGGCGGGTGTTAGAATCCCACACATAGTTGGTATACATCGTTCCCAGCGCGCCGGTTGATTTCACATGCCGCACAGCCGTAACCCTAACGCAATGCATACCCCACCAGACCACAGCCGTGCCGTCTGCATAGTGAACCAGCGACCCGCCATCGGTCACGAATTGCGATTCAGTCAGCAACCAGTCATTCGCCAGCGTGACCTTGTCCGTAGTGGTTTCGCCGCCTTCCGTGTTCGTCTGGTCACTCAGCACCGCCAGCAGGTCAGCGTCCAGCCCGTACAGGACCCCGCCGTACTTTAGCGTGTTGGAACTGATGCAACGGTCGAAATCATCCCGCCGCACGAACCACGCGCCAGCCGTTTCCGCGTCAGAATTAAGCCATTGACGGACATTCGAGGACGCCCACACCGTGCAGCCGGATCGCCCACAGTAGCCGGGTTGAGTGTTCAACTCCACGCCGACCGTGCCGATGTTCGTACCCTCAGACGAATCAACCTTTGAAACGGTCAGAGCCTTTTCCAGCTCGGTGTTGCTGTCGCGGTCACCATAGGTGTACATACTATTGATGGCGTCACCGTTCCAACTCGTCATGCACCCGACCCAGCCGCCAGCCGGAATGTCCGTGGTGGTGGTGAACTCGTACATCTGCGTACCCCAAGTGAAGCAATACGTCCCGGCGGTCAGACCGTCCGCCGCATAATATAAGCACTCCGCCTCGTCCCAGTAGCTGCCGAGCGGCGCATCATCCGCCAACAGCCACAGCCCGTCCGTGGTGTCCATCACGGTGCATTTCAAATCCCCGAAAACATCGTGCTTGACCGTGAACTGATAGCCGACCGGGAACATCGCGGACGCCAGACCTGCGTTAACCAGTTTTTTGACCTCCGACCACGCGGGCTGCTCCGTGCTGCCGACATACTGCGCCAGCGCATCCACTTCCGTTTTGAGCGTAGCAATATCAGCCGTGTTCGTGGCGATCTGCTCCGCGCTTGCCGTGACGCTTGCCGCGCTGGTCGCCGCTTCGGTTGCGCTTGCCGCCGCATTGGTCGCCGATTCTGCCGCCGCAGCTTCACTCGCCGCCGCTGCCGTTGCGCTGGTGCTGGCCGCAGTCGCGGCTTCGGTTGCGGTGGTCGCGGCTTCGGTCGCGGTGGTGGCGGCGTCCAAAATGCTCTGCACCCAATCTTTGGCAGGGTCAGGGTATTCGCCGCTCTCACCCAGCGCGGGCTTGACCTCGGTCGAGAACACCGCGCTCTTGCACAGCACATCACCCACGGTCGCGCGAATCTCCGCGTAGCCTTTGCCGACCACGCTGGTGTCCGAGTTCGTCACCGTCCATTGAACGATGGTGGCATCATCCTCCGTCACCGTGCTGGTGGTCGCGGTGTAGCACTCGCCGGAATCGCCCGGCAGCTGTACCACGATGGTGTAGGTCGCGCCAGAAAACGCGTTCGCCCATTCGGTCACATCAAACTGGAGCGTGCGGGCCTCGTTCTCCCCGTACTGCCCCAGCACCACATAGGTGTTGCGGTTGAGCGACTTCACGCGGATTGCGTCATAGACATAAGCCATATTTCATTCCTCCCTTAACTCACATGATAGGTGATGCTGAACGTGATGAACCCCGAACTCGCACCGATACGGACAATGGACACCGTGCCGCCGCTGATTCGGATGTCAGCCGCGTAGCCCGTTGAACCGCTGGTGACCGCCCCGGCCGTGAATGCCAGCCCGGAACTGGGCCGATAGCCGGACGGGATGGTCATCAGCGTATCACCCGCCGACCACGAACTGCCCGTAGCGGTACGCATCGACAGACAGACGGTTTTGCCGCATTTGGTCGCGGATTGACTTGCCATATCCACGGAATAGGTGATGCTGTCGGTAAAATCTTCCACCGATTCAGTTGCCGCGTAGATGTCGCCAAGCGATTTCCATGAACTGGTTTCGCCATCGTAGATGTAATAGGTGTAGCCGGACGCCGCGCTGGAATCTGCGACACCGTACACAATACCCACATAGTCAGGATTAGTCGGCAAATCGCTATACGAATCAAGCAAGCCCTGTACGGCGGTGTTATTCACGTTTTCGAGCCGTTCAATAGCCGCGAGAACCGTTGACAGCGATTCCCCCGCCACAGTCGCAACAGCGTCCGAATAGGTCCGCAACACGGTTCCCTCTGCCGCCCAGACGGTCTTGCGGATGTCGCCGGAAACCAGTTCGCAGCGGAACTCCACGCGACCGGGGACGGTCAGGCCGCTCAGGTCGAACGTGATGGTGTTGTCGTCCACCGTGCCGACCATCGTGACGGTCGCCCCATCCGCCCGAATCGCGTACAGGTTAGCGATCATTCCGTCCACGCTGTACGGGTCGCGTTCATCATAGAGCAGCAACTTCAACGTGGTGCCTTTCTCATCATCCGAGAAAGTGTAGGGCAGGGGAAACACTCTGATGGGCTTGCTCAGATCGACCCGAATGTCGAGCCGATCAACCGAACCGAACATATTACAGCCACCTCCCTCTGGCGACCACTTTGACCGTGACCGCCTTGCTAGCTTCGTAGGAAATATCAGTTGACCCGCCGCAGGTCGCCAGCAGCTCATCCGAGCTGTCATCCGTGCGGTATCGCAGCAGAGCCGCGCCCGAACCGCTGTTGATGGTCAGGATGCCTTCATCGGTGTGGCCGATGGTGACGCTATCCGTGACCGTCAGCCCCGTGAGCGTGATGTAGGTGCTGCCGACTGTAAGCGTGATGTCCGTGAGCGTCCCCGTGGCCACCGTAATCTCCGCATCGCACTCGACCCGCCCCGCGTTGCCCGGCAGCGTGATCACGCCGCTGTTACTGGTGCCTTTGTCCAGCGTGACGGCGGTTTCCGTGGCGTCCTCCCAGTAGGGATGTTCGTAGGCCGTGAGCGTCAGCGTTTCCTTTTCCGTCCAGATGAAGGACTTCCCCAGCGCGGGAACATCGGTCGGATGCACCCACAGCCGCTGATTCGGTCGATAGCTGAGCGTCAGCCATCCGCCATTCGCGCACCACTCCGCGATCTGATCGCGAATTTTAGCGCGGCGAACCGGGTCATACCGCTCACGGATGCCGATGGACAGCTGCACATCCAGCTGTTGACGGTCGGCGGACAGGAACCATTGACCGGCCCGCCCCGCAATCGCGGACGCCTGCGCGTTCACTTTCGGCGCAGATTCCGTCACCTCTAACAGCATCGCGCCGGGAATCGCCCGTCCCAGGTCGATACCGTTGAGGTAAGCCCTGATTGGTCGCATATCATCACCTCACTCTTTCTGGATGTAGCCGGTGACTACCAATTTTGTCTGGAATGAATGCGAACCGGAATCCTCAATCATTCCGTACCACGTTAATTTAGCCCCCGCGCTTGCCTGTGAAGTTACCGTAATGCTGTTCCAGCCTGAATTACTTGTAATAAGCGTTGTACTTTCGGGATTCTGCCACACCGTCAATGGATACCCGCTGTTATTAGCAATCATCACAACTGCGCTAGATACCGTGACGAACTTGCTGCTGACCGTGTAGTACCAGCTGACGGTGGAATCGCCCGTGGTGGTGCAGTTTACGATGGTGGTCTGCGTGTATTTCAGCAGCGTACCACCGCCGCCACCGCCACCGCCACCGCCGGAGCTTTCCTCCGCCTGCGTGCGGGACAGTCTGCGCTTCTCAAACGAACCCATCGTGACGGTTGCTTTCGCCGGATCATTCACCAGATCAGGGTGGGAGAGGGACTGCACCTGATAGATCAGGCTCTCGCCCTCATCCGGCAGGGTCAGGCGGCACAATCTCCCCACGTTGAAACGGTCGAACGTGTCGCCGGTCAGGTGCGTCAGCGTGTACACATCAGCGGTCACGCTCACACCCGGCCAGCAGACGCGCCCCAGCTGCTTGACAGCGCGGTTGTACAACGTTGTTGCGCTGGTGGCGGTGCTGTCCTCCCACACCTGCGAGATCACGCCGTAGACGCTCTGGGTGTCATCGGTGACGCTCCCGTCCGCGTCAATGTAGTCTTTCCCGGCCACGTCTTTGATGCCGATGCTGTCCGCCCCGCGTGGGTAGATGCGGGTACAGAGCGTGCTGTAATCGCGCGTGACCTTCACGCCCGCCGCGTTGTGGGTCAGGCGAATCTCCGCGTCCGCATAGTTGACGGGAACGCGCCGCGGCACCAGTTTCCACGGAAACGTGCCGAAATTAAACGCCAGATACAGGTTGCGCGGCAGAAACGCCATAAAGTCCAGCAGCGCATCCAGCAGATCGCAGTCGCTGAACTCCATGTCAACCGTCTGGGATTGCAAGTATTCAATCGCGGATTCGTCCGTGGATTCGTCCAGTTGCCAGTATTTTCTGGTTTGCTTGTTTAGCAACGCTTTGATGATGGTGTACGCCGTCTGCCCGTCCTCATAGGTGAGATCGCCGAACACGATATCCTGACTGAGCGTGCTGATTGCGTGTTCCAGCGTACAGTCATAGACGGGCTGGCCTTGTTTGTACTGCCGCGTCACCTGACTGATGCGGTAGATGCCCAGCGAACGATACACATCATAGACACGGACGAACATTCCCGGCTCCACCGTCACCTCATCCACCGCCACCCGCATTGAACCCGTTGAGAGCGGTTCCGCGTTTTCGGTGATGGTGAGTGACAGCGGATGGATTCGCGCAATCTCCACCGTGGGGTCGAGCCGCTCCAGCAGGCGCGGCAGGCGCACCGGCTCATTGATTTGATTAGCCACGCGCATACCTCCCCGCATAGGCCAGATTACCCAGTTCTTCATCAACCGTGGGCGTGACCAGCCTGCCGACCGTCTCTCCGTCCATTTCCACGGTCAGCCCACGCAGACCCGCCGCGATTGCTTCGGCCAGTCCTCTGTTATCGTTGTTGACGCTCACATTGGCCGCCTGCGACTGCGCCATCATCGCGCTGGATGTCGGCGCGGTGAGGTCGATCATATTCGCCGCACTCTGCCGCACCAGTTCGTGGGTGCTGTCCATACCTAAGGCAAGGCCCTCACCCATATATTTGCCCAGACGCTCCGTGACCTTTGACGGCGAATTGATATCAGCCGCAAACCGGATGCCCATGTCTGCCTGACTGCCCAGCGTGGAACCGGCATTGAACACGAGTTTCGATTCATCGAGCAAGCCCTTCGCGAAGCCGATGCCGCCCTGCTGACCGGACCAGCGCATTGACGCCGGAACGCCCTGCAAGGATTCGTCAACATATGCGGCGGTTTCACTGGTAGCGTTTTCGAGTTCGTCCAGCCAGTCCAGATATTCGGTCGCGTAATCGCGCCCGTTGTCGATTTCATCAACCGCCACGCCGGACACCAGCGAGTTCAGCACGGCTTGAATGTCCTGCCGCGCCTTGTCCTGCCATCCGTCACCCTGTTGGCGGTAGCCGTTGAACAGGTCGCTGGTGTATTCGTTGCGACTAAACCACAGGTCAAAGTCCTCTAGCGCATTTGCGGCGGTCTGCGCCACAGCACCGAGGTCTGACAGGTCGGCGCCGTTCAGCTCCATCTCACCCAGCAGCAGGTCGCGCAGTTCGATCTGATCGTTGCTGAGTTCACCCGCATATACGCCGGTTCCGGCCTGCCCCTGCGCCTGTTCCGCTACTGCCTGCACTGTCTCCGCTGCCGTCTGCTTGACCGTAATACCGGTGATGTCCTCCACCGCAGCCACAACCGCGTCCGGGTCGGACGAGTCGACTGCGGCTTGCAGTTTTTCGGCGGCTTCGGCATCGTTTTCGATGGCCACTTGCAGCTTGTCCGTCAACAGCGACAGATCGCGTTCTTCAACGGCAACGTGCCGCTCCGTGGCGTTTTTGTCCAGGATATAGCCGGTTCCGATCACGGCAGCAGCCGCCAGCACATACGGAGCCGCAGCCGCAGCCGTAGCAGCCGCGCCGGACGCCGCACCAGTACCCGCAGCAGCCGCTCCACTTCCCGCAGCAGACGCCGCGCCGGATGCAGCTGCGCCCGTGCCTGCGCTGGTTCCCGTGCCATTCACGGCGTTGACGATATCGGTCACAGCATTTGCCGCAGCCTGTCCACCGCCACCGGCGATCAGGGCTTTCGCGGCGTTGAAAAATTTGATCGCCTGCGTGATGCCGGATGTCACCTTGATAACGCCCAGCGAAGCAGCGATTGAACTGATCACGCCTGCGGTCAATCCACCGTGGTCAGCGATCCACTGGAACGCATTGGAAAGGCCGGTGATCGCAGCGGACGCCGCGTTGACAACAGCGTCAAACCCGCCCTCTTCGGTCAGGCTGGTGACGATGGACGCGATTGAATTGCTTAACTTTTCAAGCGCGGCCTGCCCCTCTTCGGTTTTCGTCCATTCCGTCCACTTGTCGGCCACTTCTTTGATCGCGGTGGCGATGGTGGACAGCCCGCCCGCCAGACTGGACAGCGTTTCGATTTTCGCCGTTTCCAGCGAGTTTTCCATCGCGTCCAGTTCATCATTGAAGTCGGCCAGCGTCTGCACGCTCTCATCGGACACCACCGAAACGCCATCGCCCACCTCACGGAACGCAGCCGTTCCGGACTGAACCAGGGCGATGTATTTCATGTATTCCGATTCGTTGCCGAACAGCTTCATTCCGGCTTCTTTCGCGGCAACTGAACCTTCGGTCACATACAGTTCGTGAAGGGCGTCAATCGTATCCCACAGCAGGTCAGGGCTTACGGCAGTGTTGCCGTTCTTGTCCACTTCACCGTAGGTCACATTGAGCTTGTTCAGCACCGCAGCCGCGTCATCACCGGCTTCGGCCAGCTTGTCCTGCCCGGCGGTCAGATCGCTGATGGTCAGGCCGTAAACACCCGCCGCGTACTGCAAACGCTGATATTCTTCGGTGGTAACGCCCATCTGCTGGGCAGCGGTTTGGGTTTCTTTCGCCCATTCAGATGATTCTTTCGACAAATCCCACAGCTGCTTGGACAGCGACCACGCCTTTTGAAACACACCCGTGATCTTGTCGGCGACCTTTTCCAAGCCGCCAATCACCGTCTCGAAAGACACCTGCGTGTTGATCGACTGGAGACTGCCCTTCGCGCTGGCGGAATCTTCCGCGACCGATTCAAGCTGCTGCGCCAGACCGTTAACATCATCCTTGGCATCGTCCGCGCTGTCAGCCAGACCGTCCATCCGGCGCTTGGCCTGCTCCATCGCGCCCTGCGCATCAGACGCATCGCCCTGGAGTTTTGCCAGCGCTGCCGCCTGCCTGTTGTAGGCGTTGGTGGCCTTTTCGATATCCTGCGCGTTGCCACTCTTCTTTGCTTCATCCAGCGCCTTACCCAGCTCGCCCAGCTTCGCGTTAGCGCGTTCGATCTCCTCGCCGTAGAGCCTTAACTTTTCCTGATTGGCTTCGTAAACGCCTTGCAGGGCTTCGGCACGCTGGGCCGCGGTCTTTTCGGATTTGTCGCCGGCCTTCATCGCGGCTTCGGCGGTTTTCAGCTGTGCGGAAAATTTCTTCGCCTCGGCGGTCGCCCGCTGCAAACTGGTTCGGAACGTTTTCTCGCCGTCCACCGCCAACTTCACACTGATGTCTGCCACTTAATCACCTCCGAATATCATCACCAGCTCCTGCGCGTTGCTGGGCTTGTAATCGAACCCGTCTTCTTTGATCTGGCCAATCGCGATCAGATCCTCCAGCTGCCGGAGCGGCATATCGAGCGCCTCGTTCAGCGTCAGGCCCATATGCATCCCCGACCAAATGTACCAAGCCGAGGTCACGGGGATGTGCTGGCTTCGGCCTCGGCTCCCTCTTTTTTTGGCGCGCTTGCCATCACGTTGCGGTCATCCGCGTTGTAGACTTCGAGGAATTTCAAGATGATCGTCTGGATGTCCTTCGGCTCCAGCTCATCCCACATTTCCTCCAGCTTGGGTGCGCCGAAGTCCTTCTCTTTGTGGTGCCGCGCCCGGATGCTGGCGGCCTCACACATCGCGTGCATCAGCGGAACCATCACCGCCGCGCCGCTGTCTTTATCAATTTTTAAGCCCTGCGTTTCCATCCTCTGCATCACGCGGGCGTTATATACGATCTGATATGTTTTGTCCTTGAACGTCCATTCTCCGGTGTACATCTGAACCTCCTAAATAAGGGGCGCGAAGCTCAACTGCCCCGCGCCCCGCGTAGATTATTCGCCGCCGAACTGGCTCTTAATGTAGGCGAACGCTTCATCCTCGGTGGTGAACTTCTTATAGAAGCGCCACTTGTAATCCGCCTGCTGGGTGATCGTCGCCTCGACCGTGCGGGTCTGGAGATCGGTGGTCTCACCCTGCGTGGTAGCAGCCACATCCGGGATGCTGAACGTGGCACGATAGAATCCGTAGGCCTGATAGTACTTCACGCCGGCCTTCTGGCCCTTCACGATAAAGCCCAGACCCACATAGGGCGCTTCATCGGTGGTGGAGCTGATCAGCTCATCACCACCGCCCAGCGTGGCGCCGGTCAGGTCAGCCTCAACCGCAGCGGTCAGGTTGTCCACTTCAATGGACACGGACGCGCCGGTAAAGGTCACACCGTTCGCCTCTTCCGCCAGCATATTGTCGGCATAGAGTTTGGAAACATTGCCGCCACCGTCCACCGTCACGTTAGCGTTGCACGCCATCGCGAGGCAGGTCAACGTGCCGTAGGTCTGCGCGTCTTCGTCATAGATCGCGTAGTACGGCTTAGAAACGCCAATAAACGCCATTGATCGTCACTCCTTATTCTTTAATGTCGTCCATCACAGCCTCGCCGGCTGCGATCATCACCGCCTCAACCACAGGCTTGGCAGCTGCTTTCATACGCCTCACGAACGGGTATTTGACACGGGTGCTGGAACCGGATTCGATTGATCGGGCGATCATCGGCAGCGGTACGCCACTGGGCCATTTGGTTTTATTGTCGTTGTGATAATCAGCGTAGCCCTCAAAGCCCACGCCGGTGGTCACGCTGCCGTTCTTGTGGTCGAATGTCGCGATGCCGATATGGCTTGCGATTTGGTACTTCGTTTCGGAATCAATCACGTTGATTGGCTTGCCGCGCTGCCACTTTTCGTCCGGCAGCGCCAGCACGGCAGCTTTCATCGCGTCCGCAACGGCACCCGCGCCCGCATACAAGCTCTGGCTTGTAATCTCATCGGCTTTTTCAATAAACGCGCCGATCCGGTCCTCCAGATCGCCCAGCCCTTTGAGCGTTAATTTGCCCATTGAATCACCCATTCGTAATGCGTCAGGCCGGTGTCCTGTTCCCATTGACGGGAGTTGAACCGCCAGCCAAGCCCCTCCACGCCGTTCAGCAGCGCTTCGAGCTGGTCGCGCAGGTCGCGTCCGTTGTCGATGGTGAACAGATCGACCGAACCTTCATCCACGCGCTCACGCTGATGTCCGTCCGCCCATACGGAGCCGGCAGAACCTTCGAGCGAGACCACGCCATAGTTGACGCCCTTCGGCGCCGGAATCCAAGCGGTCTCGACAAACTGGATGCCGAGGCCTTCGCTCAGAATCGTGATCAGATCGTCAATCATCCGCATTGCTCCTCTGAATGGTCAGTTCAATCGCGCCGCGCGTGCGGTCGATGTACGTTTTGATAATTCGGTACTCATCCTCGTGAAACTCGCACCGCTTCTCAAGGTCATATTCGAGGTAAGAGGGGAGTTGCAGGATATACTCCGGGCGCAGGCCTGCGCTGGCGCTCTGGTAGAACTCGCTGCGGCCAACGGATTGAACCTTGCACCGGAGCGTGCGCCGCGTTTCGGTGGGCGCGTCATAGATGCCGCGGGCGTTCGGGCCTTCCTTGATCAGGGTCACGGTGTCCATGATTTCCATCAGGATCCCTCCCGCCAGTCGGTATATCCGTCACAGGTACGCAGTTCATCGCGCTCCTGCTCCCAGATTGCCTGATAGCGTGCCACCTCGGCAGCGTCGCCGGGCCAGCGCGATTTCACATAGGCCGTGATCGCGCTCCTGAGTTTCCCGTCATTCGCCGCGGTTACCGTGGTGACCGCTTCGCCGCCCACCTTGACGCCACTCTCTTCCAGCTGCTTCACCGCCTGATCAATCAGGTCGGTCAGCCAGTCATCGTGCGCATCGGTGTCCAGCCACAGGCTGTTTTTGATCGCTTTCAGCAGGTCATCCACGATATCACACTCCTCTTACCGTTTCGCCGCCTTCTTCACGGCGGTTTTCTTCTTTGCTTTGACTTCGGTCTGTTCCTCAACCGGCTGCGCTTCACGCGGGCGTTCGGGCGCCTCGCGCTTCACTTCTTCGGCCGGCTCGACCCTGGCGCCGAGCAGCGCGATCTGACGCGCATCCAAGTCAAGGATGGTGCCCGGCACAACTCTCACCGTGCAGGGCACCAGCACCTTAACTTTCATCCGATCAGGCGGTCAGCGTGACCACACAGAAAAAATCGGGGCGGCGCACACCGAAGCCGGCATACATACGGCCCACGACCTTCACCAGATCCTTTTCCGCCAGGGAATACGGATCGGTGATGAATTTCACGCCATAGCCTTCCGGCAGGTTCGCGATCAGGCCATCGAGGTCACCCACGATCACCTTGTCATCGGTCAGCGCGGAGCTGAACAGCACTTCCATACCGGCGATGGTCGGCACAGCCGCGCCGTTTTCGCGAACGAGGTTGTAGATCGGCTGACCGGCGGTGTCCACCATGCCCATGAAGGTCGTAAAGAAGGTGTTCTTGGTCATGATGGCCACGGGATGCAGCGCGCTCGCGGCCAGCTTGCCCTGCGCAGCATACATCGTGCCGGCATCGGCAGCCTCGCTCAGCACCGGCACGCCGCACTCGGTCTCGCTGGAGACGGCCGGGCTGTTCAGAATCGCGTTGACCGCGGTCTGATCGGCCAGTTCGAGGATGCGCTGCTCGATTTCGGCGAGGATATAGGTCATAAACGCCTCGCCCTTCATCGCCATCACTTCGTCGGTGATGGTGATCCACTTTTTCAGCATCGTGGGTTCAACGGTCACGGTGCCGAGCTTCAGCTCTTCCTCGGCGGGCGCGTCGGTGCCTTCCTTGTGGGCCACGGCAGCGGTCGCGCTGTACTCGAACGGGTACTTAGCGGTGCCTTTGATCTCGGTCTTGAGGATGCGGCTCAGGATCGGGTTGTTGGCCCAGTTGGTGGCGATGTAGTCATCGACCATCGTCGGGGTCGGCACGGTACCATCGGCCAGATCGGTCAGCAGGGAACGAACCTGCTTATCGCTGCCGGTCTTAATGTACTCGGCGTAGGCGTCCACATACGCGGCGGACTTACGGACTTCTTCGAGGCTCATCTTGATCGTCTCCTTTCCGGTGCCCAGGACTTTGCCGGCACCACGCAGCACACGGGCAGCCGCGCTCTGGCGGCGGGCACGCTGGATGCTGCGCTCTTCTTCGTTGTTTTTGGGTTCTTCGGCGTTCTCTTCGCCTTCCGCCTGCTCGGCGGCTTCTTCGGCTTCGGCTTCGAGCGTGTTCAGTTCCTCGGTCAGCGCGGTCAGTTCCTCAACCAGCGCGTCAACGGTCTCTTCCACGTTCTCGGTAGCCTCTTCCACGGCTTCGGGCGTGCCTTCGGCGTTCGCTTCGGCTTCGTCCTTCACTTCTTCCGGCACTTCTTCGCCGGCGAGTTCGCGCAGACGCTTCTTGATTTCAGCAATCCGCGCCTTGATCTGTTCCTGTCTGGTCATCACTTAAACCTCCGTTCAATTTCGTTGACGGTTTGCATAGCATCCGCGATTTTAAGAGCCGTCCGGGCCTTGCGCTTGGCCGCTTCGAGCCGATGCATTCTCTGCTGACGCTCCTCCAGCAGCTGCCGGATCACTCCGTCCGGCGTGAACGCGCCGCGTGCGCTGATATCTGTCCCGCTGTTTGCCGGAAGGCTCACAGCGCTGACATCAAAGATTTTACGGATATCGCCCTTCCGCCAGATGATGGTGTCGCCCTTCATTTCGGGCGGGTGGGTTGCCTCGAACCCCCAGCTCATCCGGCACACGTTCCCGCTGGCGATGTCCTCATACAGGCTGCGGGCCTTGCTGGTCAGGCTCAGATCAATCCGGCAAGCAAGCCCCACATCGTCCAGATTCAGAGCAAGGCTGCCGTTGCTGAGCCGTGCGTAGACCGGTCCCTGATGATCGTACTGCACGATCACATCGGACATATCTACATCCTCAAAGGCTTCGGGCAGGAACTGTTCATAGATCGCATTTCCGTCCCAGTCATAGCAGTAGAGATACCGGTCAAAGGTCGCGGCGTGGCCGGTCACGATGTAGCTGCCGGTCTGCTCATCCGCCCGCATCTCTGCGCTGCGATACTGCCGCTCACTGCGCGGCACTTTCAGCATCGTCACTCTGCGCACCTCCTAATTTGTCATCGGTCGAATAGTATTCCCCGCGGATGATCGCGGTGTCGCCGCCCTCAATCGGCGGCAGCTGCCAGATCTCGCGGATCTCGTTAATCGTCATCAACCCGCGGTCAGCCATTTCGGACGAAACCGCCAGCTTGTCAGCGTTGGACATATATTGCAAGCGATTCGAGGTGAAGAAGATCTGGTTTCCCGTGCCCTGCTCGCGCTCGGTAAACACCATTCGCGTCAGCACCTCAGAGAGCTGGATCGCAAACGGCTCAATCGCCCCTTCGTAAAACGCCGACCACGCATCGCCAATCGCTTTGTTCTGCAAAATATCTTCATTAACGCCAAAGTATTCATAAATGCGTTTATAAATCTGCGCCATCAGGTTGGCGTCCACGGAATAGGTCTGCTGCGTGATCTGGTGGATGTCCTCATAGGAACGCGGGAACAGCAGCATCCCGCCGCCCTCGCTCTGGAAGGTCTCCCGGTCGAACCGTTGCCGCTCTTTCTCCAGATCGGCGTCTTTCGCGAAGTTATTGATTCGCCCGTAAAACTGGAACCTCGCGCTGTTCTTCGCCGCTTCGCTGATGCCCTTGCGCTGGATCTGAATCAGGTCAAGCGTTGGGTTCAACGCCTCATTCGATTCACCGAACAGATCGTGGTCGTACTGGAATTTGGTCATAATGCCGACCCGGCTCAATTCAATCGCCATCGCGTCAGCCGACTCGAACCGGAACCGAAGCCACGGTTCGCCCTCCACGTCCAGCAGATCCCACTGCGCAGGCGCCAGCGGATAGAAGCCGACCGTCCGGTCCTCCTCGTCCAGAATCGGCGCGATGAAGGCCGTGTTCCGCACGTCCAGAATCGTACTGAGCCGATAAAGGAACTGTGACCACGTTTGCAGGTCACTCGGCGCCTTTTTGATCGCCGTGGCCAGCACCGGCTGAGCGCTGCCCTGCACGGTCACCGCCAGTTTGCTGGCGTGTGTTGCCCTCGCATTGATCGCCGCCCGTACCAGCTCGGATTCATAAATGTTTCCCGTCCAGCCGGAAAAGGTCGGCGTATAGCCGCTTAACAGGCGGTAGTAGCCTGCCGCCGGTCTGTTTTTCGCAGGCTGCTTCACCAGCCGCCCGAATAGATCCTGTAGCAGACCCATTCTCCCCGCCTCCTGTCAATCTTTATTCTGGAGCTGCTCTCCCAGCTCGTCCCAATGCACCGCCCGCATACACATCGCGTCCAGCAGCGCAGCCATGCCGTCAATATGGGCGCGGCGGTTCATCTTGATCAGCCGCTTGCGCCCGGTTTCGCCGTTGACCTTTAATGCGCAGTCCAGCATATGAATCGCCATCAGGTCATTGGCGCCGATCCGGAATCGGCCATCACGCAGCAGCCCTTCGGTGGTGTTGATGATGCCGGTAAGGTTTTCGCCCTGATGCACGCTGTCCATATGGAACCCGTCCGCCTCCATGCTCCGCACCAGCTCCTGAGCGCTGTAACGGTCGTAACCGATCCAGAGCGGATAGATTTGGTACTCCTGCACCAGCTCGATGAACCAGTTCCGGCAGTCCTCGTAATTCACGAAGTTCTCGCCGCTCTCGAACAGCAGCCCCTTCTGAATCATCAACCGATACGGCACGCCATCCTCTTCCGCCAGCGCGTCAATCCTCGCAGACGGCAGCCAGAAACGTGTAAACACGTTGATGATGCCGTCCCGCTCGATCAGCACCACGGCGGCGGTCAGGTCGGTGGTCTGGGAAAGGTCGATACCGCCCAGCGCGTAGGTGTCGCGGAAATTGTCCAGTTTCAGCTCAGCGCCGCGGCACCGCTCGACCAGATCGCTTTCCAGCCACGCGGTCGAAGCGTTCTGTTTAATACAGCCATACTTGGTCAGGAACTCGACCCGCTTGGCCAGAGACCCCTCGGCGATTGCGATCTCATCCAGCAGGTAGTCCGTTGAGATGCTGACGCCCAGATTCGGGTTGGCCTTCGCCAATTCGTTGATATCATTCCACTTACCCGCATCGTCAATCATGTAGAGCAACGGCAGCAGGCGGCGCTCGCTTGAATCACCCAGCAGAAACCGCGTACAGCGCCGGACCAGCTCATCGTAGATGCCCTCGTTCACATAGCCCGCGGTGGTGATGCTCAGCAGCAGCGGCTGCTTGCGGGCACCGCGGCCGGAGGACATAACCTCGTACTGCTTGATGCCCTGATCACCCGGCCAGCTGGCAATCTCATCGCAGACGGTCAGGTGCGGGTTGAAACCATCGGACTTTTTCGCATTGAACGCGATGGCTTGGACGCTGCTGTTGGTCTCCGCGACATACATATCCATCTTGCGCGGCCGGATCAGGGTTTGCAGCTCCGGCTCCTGCGCAATGGTCTGCTTGAACGCGCTATACACGATGTCGGCCTGCGTCAGCTTCGGCGCCACGCAGTAGATCTTGGCGCCATACTCACCATCGGCAAACAGGCAGTAGGCGATTACCGCGGCGGCGAATAATGACTTGCCGTTCTTCCGGCCCATCACCATCACCACCTCGCGGTGGATCCGCAGCCCGTCCGCATCCACGATGCCAAAGATCGCCGCCAGTGCTGCACGCTGCCACAGTTCCAGATGGATCAGATCGGATCGGCCTTCGCAGTGATGGCAGAACGATTCAATGAACCGAATAGCCCTGCTTGCCTTCTTTGCGTCAAAGAAAAAGGCCTTTGATTCAAGGCCTTTGACCAGGTAGGTGTATTCCAGCTCAATCCATTTGCCAACCGTCACGCGCCCGTCCCTGATCTGCTGGTAGTAGGCGAGGATGTCATTCTGCATCCGAATCACCTCTCAGCAATGCCGCCAACTTCGATCTTCCGCCGCTTGCCGGCACCATGTCCAGCAGCTGCCGACAAACTTGCTGATAATTTTTGTCGCACAGCAGCAGCAATCTCGCCTGACTTCGTTCGCGCTCATATGGCTCAGCTCGTTCGGATCGTTGGTAGGTTTCCGTGTAGCCGTGAAGCCGCACATCCTCCCAGAGTTCGTCGATCTGCACGCGAAGCCGTGCAGCCTGCTGGATCAATCCCTCCGCGACCGCCATTTCGTTTCCAGGCAAGGAAGAAAAGATTTTTCTCAGCCGCTTTTCTTCGCGCTCCACTGTTTGCTGCGTTTTCTCTGCCGGCGTCAGCTCCTTCACCTGCTTTTTTGGCGCAGTCTTAGCACCCGATCTGGGCACTTTCGGTTTTGTCGCGGTAGATTGTGACGTCTTCGCCTTTGTCGTCTTAGCTTGTGGCATCTGTCCTCTGCCCCCTGCTTCTCGCGCGCGCGGACAGGCGCCCGTGCGCGGCCATGCGTGCCTCAGAGCGGAAAATGTGTC